ATAACTCCTACAAAGATATACTCTTCCTTATAGTATGATATTTTCATTATATTTATATATATAATATTATTAAATTTTGTCTATCTATCTTTATATAAAGTTAATATAATAGAAGTAATATAATAGAAGTAATATAATAGAAGTAATATATTATTTAATTAGATGGCTGGAGGACTACTAAATCTAGTTGCAACGGGTAATCAAAATATAATATTAAATGGTAATCCCAAAAAGTCATTTTTTAAAAGCACATATCTTAAGTATACAAATTTTGGTCTTCAAAAATTTAGAGTCGATTTTGATGGACAGAAAAAGTTACGGTTAACAGAAGAATCCAAATTTACATTTTATATGCCAAGATATGCAGAATTATTAATGGATACTTATGTTTGTGTAACACTTCCATCGATTTGGAGCCCTATTTATCCACCAGAATCGAAAGGAGATATGTGGGCGCCTTATGAGTTTCGTTGGATTGAAAATATTGGTACACAAATGATTAAAGAAATTGTGATATCCGTTGGCGGAATGACACTTCAAAAATACTCAGGTCATAATTTAATGGCGATTATTGAGCGTGATTTTGATAAAACAAAACGCGATTTATATGATCAAATGACCGGAAATGTTCCAGAATTATACAATCCTGGTTGCTCTGGCGCGAGGTTAAATCAATATCCTAATGCATATCGAACAGATAGCACATCTGGCGCTGAACCATCGATTCGTGGTCGTAAGATATATATTCCTATTAATGCGTGGTTTACATTATCTTCCAAAATGGCGTTTCCACTAGTTAGTCTGCAATATAATCAATTGCAAATTGATGTTACATTACGACCGGTAAGAGAAATGTTTACAATTCGAGATGTAAGCGACCCGACTAATTACTGGCCGACTGTTCAACCTGATTTTTCAAATCCGAAGCATCAAATGTGGCGATTTTTGTATCCACCACCAAGCATTGATTTAAAATTAGATTCATACCCCAGTATTCGAACTGATTGGAATGCTGATGTTCATTTAATATCGACATATTGTTTTCTATCGGATGATGAATCTAAAATATTCGCTGCAAATCAACAAAAATACCTAATAAAGTCTTATTATGATTGGACATTTCATGATGTAACTGGAAATAAAAAGATCAAAATTGAGAATTCTATGGGTATGGTATCTTCTTGGACAATGTTTTTTCAGAGAAGTGATGTTAATTTGCGAAATGAATGGAGTAATTATTCAAATTGGCCTTATAGTTATTTACCTTATGATATTATTTCTGCGCCGGTTGATGATAAATGGAAGTGTGGGCTTTCTTCATATGAAATTGCAACAACAACACCAGTCGGCGGTGATTTAGCAGGTGTTTCAACTTGGGTTACTGATTTTTCAAACGACCATTATTATTTTGATAAATATGGTAAAAATGATGGTATTGGACCAGGTATTAACCCTCGCGATTCGCGTTTAACTGGTTTGCATATTACCGGTGATTTTCAAATTGAAAATGAACGCGATATTTTACAGACAATGGGTATTTCTTTGAATGGCAAATATCGTGAGAATATATTAGATTCTGGTATTTATAATTATGTTGAAAAATATACAAGAACAAAAGGCAATGCCAAACCAGGCATTTATTGTTACAATTTCTGCATTAATACCGATCCATTTGATACACAACCTAGTGGGGCAATTAACATGAGTAAATTTAATCAAATTGAATTGGAAATGACAACTATAAACCCACCTTTAGACCAAAATGCGCTTCTAAGAACAATATGTGACCCAAATACTGGAGAAGTAATTGGCTTGAACAAACCGAATATAAATATATATCATTACACATATAATTTACATATATTAGAAGAACGATATAATGTGCTAACATTTGTATCGGGTAATTGTGGATTAATGTATGCCAGGTAGAATTAATGTATGATTCAAATTGTATGTATGTTGGGTAATAGATTATGATATGTATGTAAAAATAAAATATTCATTTTATATAACGAATATTTTATTGTTAAAATAGATAATATGATTTTTGGAGATAATGAAGAACCTGCAGACAATGAAGATAATGTAGATAATACAGAAGAAGATTCAAAAGATGCTGAACCTGGTTTTAGCAAAAAGGGTACGAAAGATGATGCGAATGATGATGAAGGTGATGAAGATGAATATGCTGATTGGGGAGGCGGAAATGATAGTTTTCAAAATAGACTTAAGAATTTTTTGGTAGATATAATTGAAAGCGCAATTTTCATTATTATATTAGCAATTCTAGCAGTGAATGTTTTATTTTTTACAGATGAACAGAGTAATAGAGAAACGGGTGTTGATATTGATTCTTTATTTCCAACTGTTCGAAGAAACTGGCCGTATTGTTATACAGAACAACATTCAGAATGCCCACCTGATGATAAATTACCTGAAAACCACCCATGTAAGAAACAGTTCGGTGATATTTTAAAAAAACCAAACACGGACAGTTATTTCAAACCGTTTTTTATAAATTCTGCAATATTTCTCGAAAAACTCATATTTAAGTCTTTCTGTTTGACAAAAGAACAAGATGAATATGTAAAAGATGCAGTTAAAGATTCTGATTCAGAAATACATATTTTGAACGGGACATTTATTCTGGCTAGATTTAAGCAGTGGTTAAACAATTCAATTATTTTTAATTTTATAAGTAGTCGTAGTATACTTAAATATATGTTTAATGGAATAAAGGAGGCTGAAAAGGCACTTATACCTCCAGAATTAAGCGATGTATTGTCGCCATTTATGATTATAATTGCGATATTTATTCTGTTTTTAATCATTTTGTATTTTATTTGTGGAATTCCGTTTTTGTTGGTTTTAATTGGCATGTGTTTAAATGATAATGACGACCCTAATACAGAAACAACAATAATTGGTGGAATTTTATGGACATTCATAACATGCGGCGGTTTTGGAATAATACCATTAGTAATTTATGTAATCCAATTTATTCAATTTATCGGAACATTTATTATTTATCCATTATTGCATTCAGCAAAGTATTGGAAGCTATTTTCAAAATATATTCCGATTGTATTTTTCTGCATAAATATAATGATTATTGGTAGTTCTTATAAATATTTTGATGTGAATATGGCTTCTTGGTTTATTGTAACATTATTTATGATATATATTATATCGTATCGTTCAGGAATCTTTAATCTTACAGAAGGCTTATCACAATGGAGAGATAGAATATCTAGAGAGTCGAAAATGCAATCAACGGCAACCAATTAAGATAACACTAAGATAACACTAAGATAACAATATGATAATGATCGAGTATATATGATATGATGATATATCTTATAATATATACTTCAAAAGTAACATAAAACGGTTTTATAATAGAATATATTAAAAAATATTAAGAATAATAATAATCGGACAATGCCAAAGGGTAAAATAACGAATAAAGCGCCCGAAAAGTCTACACCTGAGTATTTTAAGCAGTATCCATTTGTTAGTGTATGCACACCAACATTTAATCGTAGGCCGTTTATTAATGCAATGATTAATTGTTTTAATAATCAAGATTATCCGGTTGACCGAATGGAGTGGATTATCATTGATGACGGAAGTGACCCGGTTGAAGATTTGGTGGCTTCGCATCCACGAGTAAAATATTTTAAATATGATACGAAGATGACACTGGGAAAGAAGCGTAATCTTCTTCATGAGAAGTCAAGGGGTGAGATTTTGGTGTATATGGATGATGATGATTATTATCCGCCCGAGCGCGTATCTCACGCAGTTCATATGCTTGTAACACATCCAGAAGCGTTGTGTGCTGGTTCAAGTGAAATTTATATATATTTTAAGCACATTAACCAAATGAAGAAGTTTGGTCCTTATGGGCCAAATCATGCTACGGCAGGAACATTTGCATTTAAGCGTAAGTTATTGAAAAATAATCGTTATAATGATGACGCATGTTTGGCTGAAGAGCGTGCATTTTTGAAGGATTATACGGTTCCATTTGTTCAATTAAATCCTATGAAAGTTATTTTGGTGTTTTCACATGAGCATAATACATTTGATAAGAGAAAATTACTTATAGATGCTAATCCGCAAGTAGTCCGGGATACACCAAAGAAGGTTATGGATTTTATTAAGGACCCGGTGTTGCGCAAGTTTTATATGGTAGATATTGCAAAATTATTGATTGATTATTTACCTGGTCGACCTGAAATGAAACCTGATGTAATTGCTCAAACGATTCAACTTGAAAAGGACCGAGCGAAGATGGCAGCACAAATGCAACTGGAAAATGAAAAGAAAATGCGTGAAATGAATGGACAAAACGGTGCCCCAGAAAATGGGCAAATTATTCTTGAACAACCAGGCCAACCACCAGTTGCATTAACAAATCAACAAGTCGTTGAGATTATACAAAAACAGCAACAAGAAGCTCAAACTTATTTAAATCAAATTAAACATCTTACAGAAGAAGTAGACCGATTACAAAACGAGTTAAATAAATGCCGTGAAACACATGATACAATAAATATTGTAGAGATATTTGATAATAAACCAGTGTCAGTTCCAGTGTCAGTTCCAGTGTCAGTTCCAGTGTCAGTTCCAGTGTCAGTTCCAGTGTCAGTTCCAGTACAATTAGATGCAACTATTAATGTAGCTCCAACTGAATTAATTAATAGAGATGAAATATTATTATCATGAAATGCAATGACAATTACTTGAGTTGTGCGCAGATAAATAAGAAGTTATGATGTAAGCTATTGTATTGTATGTATTGTTGTTTATTTACATTGAAAAATGATGTAAATAAATATACTTATTCTTTTGTTATTTCAACATTACTGATATTTAATATTAAAACAGTTGATTTTGTTTTGTGAATTACAAATTCATTATTTTTGCTAGCGACAGTAAAATTTTCACGAATAAGACTCAGAACACTTGAGACATCAAGCTCATCATTCTTTGTTTTAAACTCCGAAATCTCTGGTTCATTCTCCTCTTTTTGTTTTCGCATAGACCTTCCTGCTCTCCTACCTGTGCCAACTTCACTATCATTATTTACATCACTAATAGTGACCTTCTTTTTCTTCGATGATGACTTAGGTTGAATGTATTCCCATACACCAGTAGCATCAATACATTTATTATTCGCGTCATACAATATCGATTTAGTATCAAAAACCAATAGAGACCCAGCTTGATGACCATAAGGCTCTAACTCAAACTCAGTATTTTCGTCAAGTATATCCATAAATTCATCGCTTTTAATATAGCTTCGAATGTATCCTGCGATTTCAGGCGTTATCTTAACAGGAATACGCTGCAGCTCTCCTTCGCTGTCACTTCCACTGCCCGTTTCACTTTCAGAACCAGAACCAGAACCAGAACCAGAACCAGAACCAGAACCAGAACCACTTTCACTTCCTGAACCGGATTGAGAGTTATTATCAGAACCAGATTCATAATCTTCGTCATTATCTACCTTCTTGTTAGATTTTCCACGCTTTTTCGGCGTTGTTTTTGCAGGATACAAGGTAAAACATTCTACCGATGTATCCAAAACAATTCTATACCTAGAATCATAAGAAATAGATGCGCCCATGATATAAATTTGTATATTCTTTATATCTTTTTACAATACATTAAACGCGTAAAATTAACGATTCAATCGTCAAAATCGCTAAAGTCGTCGTTACAACCATTTTCGTTTCGTTTTGTATCAGTTTCATTTGTTAAATATTTGTCTAAATATCGATAAATACGATTAATATCTAATTTTGAAATTTCATATGTTTCCAATATTCGTGGTATTTCTTCTTCGGTATACTGTGTTCTCAGAGTTAAAAAGAATGCAAACATGTCTTTTTGATCCATAGATAATTGAATACATAAGTTTTGTATAAATAGAGAATTATTATACTCAGTGCTATACTTCGTAAGGACTTTGGTAAATCTAACTTCCGTTGGATTAAATTTCGGTTTTTTTGCGAATGCTTGATGATACAAATAGTGGTTATAGAATGTTTTTATTAGGGAGCATAACTCGTTAAAAATCCAGATTTGTTTCTGAAATGTGATACGATCAAAATAATCGGCTAAACAAATATTATCCAATAGAATTTGATAAAATGGAATCGACACTTCGATTGGCATTTTTTCAAGTACATCAATTATGTTTTCATGCCATAATAGCCCAATTATTGTTCGGTCAGTTTCGTTGATTAGATTATTATGTTCGTTCATTGGAAATGATGTATTAATTAATTTTTGTGTAATCTTTTTACTGTCTTCATTATAGGTCTTCGGTTGAAAAATAGCCTGAAGAATATTGGTTTTCAACATCGCGGTTTGTTTTAGGTTCATTTCAATAATCGCATTAAGTTTTCGCAAATTTCCTTGAATAAACATGATTACATTTTTACGAAGTAATGGCTCTATAATTGGAATTGACACATCAATAAGCTGACTTAATTGTGGTGATGTCGGTGTTTTTAATTCATAAACATGACATACTTTCATAAGCTCTTTTATTTTTTTGTCAATGTGATAATTACCAATACATATAATAGGGTTCATTGTTATTTCTTCTTGCTTTTGTTTTTTTGTTTTTTTAGGGCGTATCAACTTAATAAGCGATGTGATACCGCCTTTATCACCATTATTCATGCCATCTAATTCATCCATTACGATAACAATTTTCTGGATTTTTTTTTGGAAAACTGACATAATATTTTTATCGGAAATATTATGCTGTGTAATCGAATCTATTATTGATTTATTTCGTATATCACCTGCATCATATTTTATAATGTCGTAATTTAAATCTTTTAGTAGACGATTTACAAATTCAGTTTTTCCTGTGCCTGGCGCACCATAAATATATACACCTCTTTTGAATGTTAAATCTTTTTTATTTTGTTGAAATGAATGAAGAAAATCCTTTATATTATTATATATTTGTTCTCTTCCAAGTATTTTATTGAAATTGAGTTCTTGTATTATTGATGTTTGATTTTTAATACTATTGGCAATTATCATAGTAATCGACAGATATTTATTTTAATCTATGGTTATTAATTATTCTTTTATTCTTTTATGTTTTAATCTTGTGTTACTTACTTATTATATTTAACATATTTAGAACGAATACAATCAAATCATTTTTTTCTTTAGTTATATTATAACCTTTAATATACAATGATGCCATTTCAAGATTTATTTACTCCATTAGATAAGGACTATTGTGTTCTTTTTTACTGGATCAGTGTTGTTAATTTCATAGCAATTTTATTCGCTTCTTTTGTATTTATAGGGGCAATAGTTATGTTTGTCAAAAATAGGGCTAACTTCTTCAATGTGTTTTATGCATTTCTGATGATTTTCTTGTATGGCCTTATGTATTATCAGGCTAGAATATTGTATTCTATGTGTGTTACGGGTAATATGAAGCCTGGTAGTTATACTACAGGCGCCACTGACTCTCTTCCAGCGGTAGCACAGAGTGCTTCTATGGCAGCACCTGGTTCTCTTCGCATGTAATGTGTTTGATATATTATTAATCTTTTTATAACTTTCAGTTACTTCATATATATTATTTGAAATGAATAATAATATACATTTAACATTTTAAATTTAAACTTCGTGTATTATCTCCATCCAAAATACCTTCCCATGGAATATAACCATCTAAATTGGCGCCAGTATACTTCTTGTTACTAATTTCCGTATATTTTTCACAGCTATTTTCCTTTGGTTCAATTTCTATTGTTGTTAACCCATATGGGTCCACACATTTGTTACCTGCAGTATTTAAAACCCACCTATCTGGGCATTTTGAAACTTCGGGCGGCCATTTTTGATCACTTTTTGATTTCCATAATAATATCGCGATAGTTGAAATCGATATTATGAATGCAATGACCGCTAATAAAAGCACGATTTTTTGTAAATTAAAGTTGCTAAACAACCCAGTTGAACCATTACCTGAACTAGCACCATTACCATTACCACTGCTGCTGCTTTTGCTGCTTCCAAATGCCGAAGAACCCGTATTTTTAGTTTCAGAAAATAAATCCATTATATGCTACTTCTATAGTAATTAAATAGATAATATTATATTTATAGATAATTTATAGATAATTTATAGATAATATTATATATAATTATTATAAATGAACCGTTTTGAATATCGCCAGTTTCCAGAAGATACATTTATTGGACAACCAAAAAATGGTCGTCTTGATATCGTAACTCCACCAATTCAAGATCAGTTCGCCCTTTATGATAAAAATCCAGTTCATCAATGTGTTACCTATCGCGATGCTCTAAATGGTATCTGGGAAAATACCCATTTGTCTAACGCATATTTTAGCAAGGAAAATATGCAAATTATTCAAAATGGAATTCGCGCCGGAGTATATCAACGATCTAATGGCAAATTTGTAATCGGTGAACAAGATTGCGATACACTTCGAATCATAATGCGCACTATTTTTCTTCAAAATGCCGCAAATGCTCCTACAAGTATTCGTGAACAAATTATTGAATTAAATAATTTAGTATTTGAATATTGCATTCCTCGTATACATGGTGAAGCAGAAGGTTATATCCAGTATAAGCGTGATGTGAGTAATATGTATACTCCGATGGCGCGTCCTCGTTTTTCGGATTATAAACATAAGACTTTAGAGCTAAAGCCATGGTTTTGATGTATTTATTGCTTTCTACTTTACATTCGTCAAAAAAAATAATAATAATGTCGAGATTTTATTATTATTTACATACATTTTCGTTTATATGTTTTCGTCTATTATTGCTTCTTAACAAGTTTCTTCTTTCCTGCAGCAGTAGGACAAGCATCACCACCTTGTTTTGTGGTTGTCGTTGTCATTGTTGTCATATCTAGCCATTTACGATACTCCTTTTCCAATTCATCTAAATCTTGCGTCCATAGCGATTCAACCGATGTTTCAGCAAGTTTTCCGTGTTCTGCCATTTTAGAGTCCCGTTCGACCAACAGCTTTGTCACATTTTCATCAGTTACACTATCCATCGGCATCTTTAGCAAATACCGAAATTCATCATCTCCATGTATATGTTCGTAGCTACGCTTCACCAGAATATCATGAATCACTTCCCTTGTCTTGCGACGCATATCAATGTTGTCGTCAAGAATCTCCTGGATATACCTCGCGCGATTTGAAAGAACCTTTAATTCATTTCCTAATTGCGCTAAAATCGCCGACTTGCGCTTGTAATACATTGATAACCTCTCGGCATAATACTCTTCAATGATATCATAGATATTCGCATACTTCTTCAGTTTTTCACGCGAATCAAACAGATTCATATTGCTTGTCGACTGTGTCGTATATAATGCGAGTAACTTCTCTAACTTATTGCATCCGTGCTCTGAAGCTGCCTCATGCAAGTCCTTTACTGTATTCGGATATGATGGGTGGAATGTAACAACGATATCAACAATGGCATCTGTCGACATATCTAGATATTCTTTAAGAACAGGACATGATGCTGCAGCCGCTGCTGAACCTCCTCCGCTTGCTGGCGTAGGCGCGTCCATTAATCCTTCCAAAAACTGCTTGTAATCATCTGTCCATGAACCAATCGGCAATTCAGTAATACGAACCTTACGATCACCGATGATTTCGTAGCAGCCCTTAATAAGATACTTTGCTGGTGCTGGCGCTTCTGTAATACACTTAACTGTCCCTTTAAACCCCTTGAAATAAGGTTCTATGGACGGACGGTCTCCAACCGACACCGCCTTCAACATTGATCGAATATAGTGAATGATTTGCAATGGATTATGTTGCATCACATCTGTGCTAAATCCGGTTCCAATTCCTTTCGTTCCGTTCACCAAAATCATTGGAATAATTGGTCCGTAATATATAGGCTCCACTATTTGTCCGTCATCGTTCAAGTATGTCAATATCGCATCATCTTCTTGACGAAAGACAAGTCGTGTAAGTTTGCTTAGCTGAGTAAAGATATATCTTTCACTGGCCGAATCTCGGCCGCCTTGAAGTCTCGTTCCAAATTGACCATTGGGTTCAAATAAGTTGATATTGTTGCTGCCAACAAAATTCTGCGCCATTCCAACAATCGCAGCATTCAAACTCGCCTCTCCGTGATGGTAGCCCGACTGCTCTGAAACATATCCACTAAATTGTGCAACCTTAATTTCTGTTTTTAATCCTCCCTTCTTAAAAGCGGCATACAATATCTTACGCAGAGAAATTTTGTGCCCATCCATCAAATTCGGGATTGAACGCTCATTGTCATATATCGAAAAGTGAATAAGGCTGCGATCGACGAATTCCTCATATGGGATAGACGGCTTTGATGTATCCAAATACGCTTCGCGTGAATAACTCGAGAGCCATTCTTTTCGATCATCTGCGCGCTTTTTGTTGAAAGCCATATCTAGACGATCATCACTTCCGGCGCCTGTATGCACAAAGCTCACCATTTTTTTGTGTTCGAAATACTCCTTGAACTCTTTTCCAGTGCTAGTACCCAACCCTTTGTAATATTTGGTGGTCCAACCACTCGGTATTTCCGCATTGGGAAATTGCTTCTTCCAATGCTCAAATTCTCCGTCATTGTAAAACAACTGTTCTTGTTGTCCGCGCCTCGCCTTCAAAATTGGCGTATTCATAAAACCGATAAATCCCGGTATTTTTGTAAGTGACGGCCACTCGTTTTGAAACAAGTTAATCCCAAGACCTTGAATATGCGCTCCATCCAAATCCTGGTCCGTCATGAATAAAACCTTTCCATATCTAAGTCTGGTTGCAATATCCGCCTCCGTATATGTCTTTCCAGTCTCAAGTCCCAAAATTTGCTTGATTTCGGCGATTTCACGATTCTCAGCAATTCGCTTCGTCGTCTCCCCGTGAACATTGAACAATTTTCCCTTCATCGGATAAACACCAATGAAATTTCTGTCTTCCTTACTCAAACCGGAAACAATACCCGCCTTTGCCGAATCTCCCTCGCATAAGATAATCGTGCATTGCGCAGATTTGTCTGGTGACCCCGCATTATTAGCATCAATTAATTTGGGAATGCCGCGAATTGTCCGCGTTTTTGCACCGTCTGTCTTTTTTGCGGCTTTGGTTTCCTTCACTTCCGTCAGCGCGCATGCTGCATCCATCACTCCCATCTTGGACAACTTTTCAATGAAATCGTCACTGACCTTGCACGATGAACCGAAATTTGCGACTGCGGTTCCAAGCTCATCTTTGGTTTGACTGGAAAACGACGGATTCTCAATATCGCAGCGCAAGAAGAGCATCAGTTGCTCTTTGATTGTATTCGGCTTCACATCAACCTTCTTTTTCTTCTTGATTAATTCGGCCAACTTGCGCACGATTTGGTTTGTGATGTATTCAACATGCTTTCCGCCTCTCGGAGTGTAAATTCCGTTGACAAACGAAATGTGGCAAAACTCGTCTGTAGGCGTAAGGCATACGACATACTCCCAACGAGGATCCGGATTTTCGTAAATGCGCCTAGTGTGACCCTTCCCGCCAATGTACAAATCAACATACTGCTGAAAATGCCTCACTGGGACAACCGCACCGTTGTATTTCACCTTCACTGTCTTGTCGGTAACGGCTGCAATGTCGTATGTTCGCTTCATGAACAGCGCAATCATATCCGGTGTCAAATTATTGCTGGGAATGCCGAATCTTGCATAGTCTGGTCGAAAGGATACCCGAGTGTATGGCTTGACTTTGGACTTTGTCACGACAGGTGGCACAATTTCGGTGAGATTTTTGCGGAATTCTTGTGTATATTTAAGCCCGCGAACATGGTCAACCGTTTCAACACGCCCCCAGAGTGACCAAATAAGGACTAGCTTGAAACCGAACCCATTTTTCCCGCCAACGATTTTCTCCTTTTTGTTTTCGTCGTAATTTGTTGAAGTTCGAAGATGCCCGAAAATCATTTCAGGAATCCAGAGTTTGTGTTCTGGATGCTGGGCGACATCAATGCCGTTTCCGTCATTCGTCAAATGAATTGTTCCGTCAGTCGCGTCGATTTCAACCTCTAGTGTTGTAACTGGCAGAGCATTTGGCTTTCCGTCTGCAACAGCTTGTGCTTGACGAACCACATGGTCTCGCATGTTGACCATGCCTTCGTCGAATAATTTGTATAAGCCAGGTATGTAAGTAATCGAACGACGAGTTAGTTTAGCGACATTCGCTGCGCCGCAAGTATCTGCATCCGATGCTACTGAACCGGCATCGGATGATGATGATGATGATGATGCCGCTGCTGCACACGCTCCATCCATCACATATTCCATACATTCTGTCTGCTCGATACTACCAATATATGTATCGGGTTTTTTTAATATATGTTCTAGGTCTGTCATTTTTTGATATTTACCAAGTTCGATTTCACTCGCACTTGCACTTGAACCTGATTGTTTTTTTGACATGATGGCAATGATTGATATACAAACAATCAACGAGTCTCCTGATGTTTATACAAATAATTTGTTTATTTTGTTTTCAATTTTATTGTATCACATATTTATAAATATCTTTATATATCGTTTATAATATGGCAACAGCACCGCGATACCGATTAAAAGGTGTATGTAATGACATATTTACCATTGGGTCATCTCAAATGACCTATAATGCAAATGGGCAGCTTGTTCTTGTAAATTCTAATGACCGAATGCCATATCTTAAATGTCCGTCTCTCCAAAACCCCACTGGTCATAAAGCAACATCTACGAATGATACAAATATTTCGAAGAAGATGCGTTTCGCTCAACAAATTCGAGCAGGTTCGGCAGTTAAAGGAGGAAAAACTTTTTTTTCAGTAAATAAAACAAATACTTTTGGTAGTTGGCAAGGGGCGCCTGGCGGATACGGAGAACCTATTCGAAATGCGTTTTAGTTTAGTAATGGATTTAGGCAATTTCATTATTTTCTTTTTTTCTAATGTTTTAATATAACAATATCTTTAGAAAAATGGTTAAACGATGCGATCGTAGTGATGATGGGTTTTACCACATGCACGGCAGTAAGTATGAGATGTTAGAGGGATCTAGGGCGCAGGTTTGGCACGGAACTGCTTACAAAACGCCTGGTGGTCTTACCAAAGCGGCTCTTGTGTTTAATAAGCACGGCCGAATTGTTTCTGCTAAAAAGCACAAGACTGCTAAGAAGGAAAATCGTCTGCGCAAGTATGGTTATACTGCTCGTAAGGGTAAGTTCGGCGCGGTGAAGATTAACAAGACGACTGGTAAGCGTACTCGTATTATTAACACGCCTACTTCTAAGTAAGCATGTAAATTTACACATATAATAATAGTATGATTAAGTATATAATAATAGGGTTTATCTTATTATATGCTATGCTTCTTATTGTGACAAATGAAACAGAACCGAATCATATCAACAATTTAACCAATCTATACGATGCTTTAAAAACACGAAATATACCTTTCGTAACAACAAAAAAATGTGATACTGGTATTATTAAGCGAACAGATATACTTGGTATTATAATACCAGGTTCAAGCGGTAAATCACGAATATACCCAAATTCTATTCAACCCGAACTAGAGTTAGAATTATATTATTTATTTCATTTTCCAAAATTACCTGTTTTGGGAATATGTCATGGTTGCCAATTTTTAATGGTTTATTATGGCGGAACTCTCATGCAATATGATAATTATTTTATCGGTGATAAACAAACAGAACTTGATTTATCTATCGAACAATTGTTTAAAGACTGTAAAAAAATACAAAAAATGCGTGTTCATTTTCACGATTTACCGGTTGTACCGGACAAGTATACTCAAATAAAAGAAATTGCATGGTTTACATTTCGCGATAACAAACGACATGCATGCGCATTCGAATTTGAAAAGGGGCGAGTTTACGGACTTATATTTCATCCAGAGATAAATGAATCATCACGGCAAATATTATACAACTTTTATTACAATATTGCCGATGTAAAATCCAGATTATAATCGGTAAGTTCGATAGATTCAGAACCAACCCACCACGCCATTGTAATCAACCCATTTTCATCAAGATATTCAGTATAATCTTCCATGAAAAACTTCTCAAAGTAACGCTTACTTACCGCTCTTCGAGTCGATGATGCATAACACTGACTACAATAATATTCATACGCATTATATAACGGCTGCGGTATCGATAGATTATTCGTAATACACTGCGCTTTAAATAACTCCAGGTATTTATTTATTTCCATCTTCTTATTCCACATTCTACAACCAATATTAATTAAATACTTATCGTCATCGATATTTACTTCTGGATAGAAATGTCTTATCATACCAATTAGTACTGAATCTGATATATTATTTACTAGAACCGACGAATGTGTGTGTGTGTTTGTATCGGGTTGTAACATATGTTCATTAAATAATGTTGATAACTCATCAATCTCGATTTCAATTTCAGTCTCATCAATAAAGCACTTCTCATTCCAGAATTTCATAAACTTGCTTACAAGTGGCAAATGACGGCTAGTTATATTTGGAAACACATCAAGTTGCAGGGATGGTGAGGTTGTTTGTGTCGGTGTCGATAGATTATTGTTATTGTTATTGTTATTGTTATTGTTATTGTTATTGTTATTGTTATTGTTATTATTAGTAAAATCTCCTCCACAAATATATTCACTAATACGAGTTCTCAATACTGCATTAAAAAACATACATGGTATACGAAAATGGTCCAAATACATTTTCCACAAATAAAGCATATTTTGCCATGTGATTCCGCAATCTGCTGATGAGGAAGGTTCCGTCGAATATTTCATAAACTCGTCGATTATTTGATACTCTGTATGTGATTTAAAAAACAATGCCTGTTCACGAACATCTGGCGTTTTACATTGCCGCATTAGAAACTCGTCTGCACTTCCAAACCGCTGCGAATAATGTGATGCAACACAAAACATATCAATTACCGATGTCTGTAATTCACTAGAATGCGCTAATCGAATCGCTGCAGATACTACTGCGTTAGTAATAGTTCCTGTATTCTTGCTCTCATTTTTAAAATCGACGATTCGGCAATCATTATAATTATGCTCATAATATTTAAACTTAAATGCATTATTGAATGTATTTAGCCCAAATAAACCGTAACATTCGGCGCCAATATCCTTTATGAACTCCTTAGCACATGCAGGAATAAAATAAATAAGCGGAGATGATTTCTTCAATATAATATCACCGAGCAAAGTTAGAAAGTATTTTGCATGATCACGACTTCGAAATAATGCTGGATACAGCAGATTTATAACATGCTGAATTGTTTGTGATTCAGGAATAGATTTTAAAATATCGCGGTCCTGTATGTTCTTTATAATACGATTTTTGATTTTATACTTCCATGTAAGAAGATTCGAAGCAGTATCACCGATAGATTTTGATGCATTATTGGTTATTTCCGTTAATATTCTATGGTGGATTTCATCTTCGTTTATAATCGAATAACGAACCTGATTATATGTAAAATATAACTCGGAATGATGTGAATAATAATATTTTGCTTTATTTAGAAAGGTTTCTATAAACTCATCTGATACTAGTTCGAGTGATTTTTTGCGAGTTTCTCGTTCGATATGTGCATTATGATAGTTTTTTATGATAATTGGCAATTGTGTTTTAATATGTGAATGAATTTTCTCAAGTGTATGTTCGTTGTTCGATATTTCGGCGCTTGTTTTCCATATGTTCGATAGAATTTCTATTGTTTCTTCAAGTGTTGGAACTTGTTTAATTTCGGTTGGATTCATTTTATATAGTAATAAATATATATAGTTTTATTATCGTTTTATGAAACGATCGAGATCACCATCACCATTATCACCATCATCACCATCATCACCATCACAACCACAACCACCATCACGAACAAAATCGCTACCGACAACATCACATCTATCACTAGGACATTCCGAAAAGAGTTTGCAACAACCTGAAGAGGGGAAGCACTCGCGCGAGGTGCAATTGTTTACTATAATTGTATGGGACGAAAATATTAATCATGAACGACTTT